AACGATCAGTCACAAAGCAATAAGCATTAGGGTGAAAGAATAAATCCGAGATAATCCATGACCAAAACGTTACCCCTGGGATACGTGGGTCAGGTTGATTGATAACCCGTGGCTGTGTGACCTTTTCGCCAGTTGCCACGTTGCGCGTGTGCATAGGCAATGACGCAATTGTTTGAACAATGCCTAAAGCTCTGGCAATTGTTGGCACGGACATAGCTTCGGCACGATTGGCCGTTGAAATGCCGTAATAAAAGAAATTGTTGTTTTCTGAATAGTACGGTGCAAGATCGGCGTCGACTGTCTTTTTTTCGGCAGCCTCAACCTTTGCAGGTAGAAATAAATCAAAAAATCCCATGCCCAAATTGTGTCAGGCTTATACGATCAACCCACCATGATGTCAAGATCATTCGTTGGGCGTGTCGCAAAATGTGTAACGAGCGCAACTGCGACTGCACCGCAAACAACCGACTTTGAAGCTCGACGTCCAATAACCCAGCCGCCGTCACCACGACGCAATTGCACGGCAGATAAAACTTCGTCAGTCAATTGTGATTGTCCACGGTGTTTTAACCGACCGCTGTTGATAGCTGACAGCATTTCGTCACAAGCTTGCGGGTAAGCACCGTCCATGTCAAACACGGCAATGCCAGCAGGTGCAAGGCGGGCTGCAACTGCCCCACTTGTCTTTCGCGAATACAAAACGTATTCGACTGAATACTTTCGGGCATAATCGGCCAAATCGTTGGCAACTGCTTTATCGTCAAGCTGCAAGTCATTTGCCCATGTGTGTAAAAGCTTGACAACAAAGTTTTCGTCACCAAGTTTCTGAGCTGCAACCAAACTGCCATGTTTTCTGTCAGGTGAAAGATCGATTGCCAGCCAAGTTTGTTTTTCAGGGTCAAGGTCAACATTCTTGTCAAGACAATTTGCCCATGAAGCCGAATCAACTGCGCTAGAGATTGCCACAACCCACCGGCACAAAACCTCAGTCATAACAACGTCGGCTGGATCATTCAAAACGGACTTGATGTTGTCTTCATGAATTGTTATGCCCATGGCTGGATTGCTGTGCCGTGCGTTTTCAACACTTATTTCGTCCGTTGGTGCTGACCATTCAAAATAGCCGATCTCATCATCTGCACCGGCAATCTTGGCCAAGGCTCTTTCCCGAAAAGCGTTTAAAACAACCGAACTGGAATCACCGGCATTTGTGTAGCTCATAACCAACGGATTGCGAGCGGCCATAAGGGTGTAACGCAATGAAGCAAATGATTCTAGATCGGTCATTTCGCGTAACTCATCTAAGTGAATGGTTTCCGGACGTGAAACACCGCGAGCAGCTGAACCACCGGCTTTGACCATAAACCTTGTGCCATGCAATGTTTCAATTTCTTCAGCACCATGCGCCCAGCGAATACGTTTGACCTGTTTGGCCAATGAGTCATTTGCTTCAATTAACGAAACCAATGCCCGAAATTGTTCAAGTGATGTTGCAAGTCTGTGAGCTGATCCAATTTGAAGCGGCTCATTCCATAGGAAAAGCCCGCCAAGAATTCTGATTTGCTGCAAAAAACTTTTTCCGTTTTGACGTGCTACAACGCAGACATTTATGGGCGTGGCCCAGCGTCCGTCGGGTTTGACTTTATGGCTGTGGATTAAAAAGAATTTTTGCCATTCCATAAGCTCAACGCCAATACTTGACGCCAAATCGATCAGCTCAGGGCCTTTTGAGGGCAGATCATTCAATGGCGTGTGGATTCTAGGCGTAGAAATGCCAAAAACGCCTTCTGTGTCCCTACCCAAAACCGTTGTGAGCCGATTTAAGACCTCTTTGGGCAGGACGTGACCTTCTGTGACCTTCTTAGTCATTTTCGTGGCTCTTTGAGTCGTTTTGGGGCAAATTTAAACATGAAAGGGTCAGGGGTGTAGGAACGTCACTAAAAAACCGCCCTCCCTTTGAATAATTGCATGTTGTGCATAAACATTGAAGATTCCACTCATCATCTCCACCACCAGCTACACGCGGAATAATGTGATCGACTGTTGTGCCTTCTGCACCGCACTGTTGGCATGTGTATTGATCTCGCTGCAAGATTCGTGACCTGATACGACGCCATTGACTTGTCGATCCGTTATTACCTAAGGCACTGGCCATTAGTAATACCCCTTGACCTTGTGAAACTCCCACGCTTGGCATGGTGTGTGGTATCTGTGTTTGATGTAAGCAATTGTTCTATCGATCTGTGCAAATGGATCAAGTGTACCGTAATGCTTTGATCGCATTTGGCCTAGACCATAATGACTATGGTTACGCGCTTGATAATCCCACCTTGATTCTTTGTGAATGATTGCGTTAAAGCATTGGAACTCTTTATACGATACAAGCTTCACATGTGCATAAATCTTTAAATGATCTACGTTGTATTGACTTCCATTTGCAGGCGTCATTCCCATGACACAAAGCACGCCCAAAACCACCAAACTACGCCAGCGAGCTATCCGGCACACCGGCTCGCCTGCGAGTGTTGATGGTAGCAACCGTGTCAAGCACTGAGCCTAATCTTGAGCGAGTCCCACAGGTTTTGTCCCCTTGTGGATAACTCTTGTGGATAACTATTCATTGTCAACCCCTATCGTTGCAACCGTCATAAAGGTACAAACGCTGCATTGAATCGTTTCAACGCCTTCCGGTAAGAGATCAGTTATCTTGTGAATAACCTGTTTTGTAACTTTCTTACATTTGCGACATTCAAATTGCACTGTTTGCATAGTTTGATTTCCTCAAGTTTTCAATAGGTTGCAGGTTGATTTGTGTGACCCACCAATTTGGTTGCTTGGAATGTCGGTATTTGTCACGTCTGGCCATAGCAATGGGAATCCAGCCCTTGATGTCGTAATCCGGTGATGTGCCAGTTACGAGCACGGCAATGTCATTGGGACGGTCGTATTCATGAACGATCAGCTGGCCTGTGTCGTACTTTGTCCATTTGACTTCAATTGAGTTGCCCACGTCAGCCTTGTTTTTCCACTTGTGCTCAAACGGATCAAAAGCAAGGTTAAAGTATTTTGCAACGACCCACTCACTACCAATTGTTTCGCTGATCTCAATAATGTACTCAGCAAATGATTTTGTTTTGTCATACATGTTGGGCATGGTTGACCCGCCATTTTGCTGGTACTTGATCGCAGCTAACAAACAGATAACCTGTTCATCACGGTGCAATTTCATCTTCACCGGCAACCGCCACAAAACCAAATAATCTTTTCTGTGGCGTCATAGCCCTTTTGGTAGCCAAAATCATCATGTTTTGACAACAATGAACATTTGTCACACTGGCTCATTTTGTAGATTGCAACAACTGCGCCATTTTTAAGCAAACGGCACGTCATTGTTTGCGGATTGATCAGCTCGACGTAATCGCTCATAATTGTGGCTTCCATTTCCCGTCACTGGCCAAAACGTACCAACGCGGTTGGCATTGTGTTGCCTTTGTGCGTTCGGTGCAAAAATAGCCGCCCCATGTTTTTGGCGATCCTTCAGCTGAGTTTTTCCAGATCATGTGCCCATGGCTGCATTGTGGGCTTTCCTCGGCCAACTTGCCGCCCAGCTCACTTGCGATCTGGGAAATGGCGTCAGCTGCGTTCACAATACCAGCGGCGTGGACTTCGGCTTCGGTTTTGTAACTTGGCACGTCACCAAACTTTGTCGTCCAATAGTCGTATTCTTTTTCGGCATTTGCCACTACTGCACTTTTTGTTTCAACCTGCGCCATGATCTCTTTGGTACTGCGCTCTGCACCACCCATGACGAGCTGTTGAACACGCATGATTGCGCTTGTGACTGTATCTTCAACAAACCAACGTTTCATGTTTGGCTGGTATGCGCCAACGTAGCCGTGTGCATAATCAATACCCGCTGGCTGTTCGTCAGCTTGTTTGCGATAGGCCTTAGCTTCAACAAGGACATAGCCCTTTTCTGCACTGAATTCCACGATCCGCGTTTCTATCCTACCGGTGGGATACATTGCCAGCCAGCGCTCTAATCTTTCGCGCGAAGCCTCGTAGTTATCTAGAAAACCCATTTAACTTCCCTTCGACTTGGTGAATTAATGTGTCAGCAATGTGCTGTGAAAGGCATGATGTGCAGCCATGCCCTTGTGTTTGATGGCAGCAGCCAAAAGATGTTGTTATCGCCATTTTGATTGTCTCAGCCAATTCGGTCATTTTTTCACCGCATTTGAGCTGTGACGACCAATTGCCTTACCACGTGCTAAACCTTCACGACGGCCGTCTTTAAAGCCTTTTGCATAGCCAATCGCAATTGTAATTACTGACCAAATCATTAACATAAGCAGACGAATCAATGTTTCGCCGTCAAGCAAGTCAACTACCATTTTCGATCTCCCGAATCTAGGTGGCAACCATTACCACCTGCGATAAGGGTGAAGCATGATCCTGACAAAATCAAGGATTGCGCGTGTTGTGCGGCGTGTCGCTAGCCAAAAACCTTGCCGTCAACAATAAATGAGCCGTCTCGCTCAATGGGCACGATCTGCGGGCTGACCTTGGAACCTTCGACTCGTAAAATGCCAAACCCTTGCGTCCAGTTGGCTGTGCCCTTTGTGTATTTTGCAGCTGAAAAGCGCATAAGGTTGCCGACTTCCATGCCCCACAATGTCCGACCCATTTTGTAACCGCTAGATTCTGTAAAAGTCGAAATGCCCAAACGGTGTGTGTGGCCTTGGACGACGGATTTGCCGTGCAATCGAGCAGCTCTCAAAGCTGACGCACCGGCATTTGGTGTCGTGCCCTGTTCGTCGCCATGAATAGCAATCCAGTTTGTGCCTTCAATTTGGTAAGGCTTACGATAAAAGTCAATGCCCAGCTCATCAAGCTTCATAAAATTTTCATACTTTAATTCAGGTGCACCAAGTAAGGCAGGCAAACGGCTCGCAATTGAGTTAAACAAGCGATCTGTGTGATTTGATCTAACCATGCTTGCCTTTGGTACGTGGCGGGTCAATTCCCACAATAACTCAACGCAGCGATCACGGTCCCGGCCGATAGTTGGTTCGTGCTCCTCGCTTAGCCCACGTGACCATTTTGAGATCGTGTTAAAATCGATTTCGTCGCCAATTGTTATGACTTCGTCTGTTTTAAAAGCTTTGATAAAAGCTGCCAAATTACGCGTTGCCCGTACATCTTCAAAGGGGACTTGAAGATCACTGACAACAACGATTTTCTTCATTCGTCGTCGTCTTCGTATTCCGTCGACCCGATTCTGTTTGGATCGACTGGCTCGGGCAAAATCCAGCCAGGATAAGCGTCTTTGTCGCTCAAAATACCTAATGCAATTTCGACGCTAAAACCAGCTTTACGCAATGCTTTGTAATACTCATTTAACGCAATGCAGTATTGTTCCAGCGGCGAATAGTCAATGTCTTTGACTGTTGCTACGCGTTTGCGAGTAGGTCGTTTGGCTGCCATAGCATAATTGTAAAGGCTAGTCAATCAATTTGTTGTACAACACGTCTAACCGATTTTCTATCCGGTTGACCTGATCCTTAAGGCTTGATCCGCCATTTGGCTTAAATTCCTCTAGGACTGATCGAATCATGACCTTGACGCCGGAATAGACGGCGGCCACTACACCAATGCAGCATGTAACAACCGCCGCCCATTCTGTCGGCGTCATTCCCCAGTAACCCCGAAACTTTTATCATGTGGATTGATAGCACGAAGCAAGACAGGCGCAATTGCCGCAAGGCCAGCATGTAGTAAAACCTTAGGGTCTTGAATTCCTGCCATGTAAAGGGCAAGAATTGCAGCTATGAACGATCTGGCATAACTGGCAAGGCCTGCTTTGATTTTGGCTTTGTCCATTTTTTTGTCTCCTTTTTTGGTTTTTCTGCCTTAACGGGCATGTCAATTTTTGGGTATTCGCCTTTGTACGCAACAAACTTTGGTACGCCAAAACCGACAATGTCACGCTTTAATGATCGTTGCTTGATCATGACCATGCCGCCATTGCGCTGATCACCTGTTCCAGATGTGTTGCCTTCAATGCACGTAACAATGTCGCTACCGTGCTCAAAGTCAATTACAATGCCAACGTGACTTATACGGTCAACGCCGTCATGTGGAAAGTCCATAAATGCCAATGCACCCAAGCTTGGCAAAAATGACCAACGGCTTGTTTCTTTAAACTTATGCGCGCCAATTGCTGTGGAAACAACTGAATGGATTTTGACCCCAGCTTGATCTGCACACCAGTTGACAAAAGAACCGCACCATGGCAAACCGTCAGCTTTGGTAAATTTGCCGTACTTGGTTAGGTTATCGCCTTCTTCAACTGTACCGATTTCGGCAGCTGCGACTTCGATCAACCGTGCATTTGTACCTTGTGGAAAATCACTCATTGTCTGCACTTTCTGTCGGCTGGATAAATACATCATTGACTGGGTCATAAGTAAAACCAATGCCAGCAAAGCGTCCACGAATGTTGTGATTGTAAGAAGTCCGTTTGCAGGTTTGGCCGCGAAAGTTTCCATACCAAATTTCAGGATCAAGTCCTTCAATCAATTCAGTTTCGTCAATGCCGACAATAACTTCAGTGACAATGTTGTTTTCATCTAAAAATGCGTAATGTGCCATTATACGAAACTCACATTTCCTGTACCAGCAGTGATTGTTGTGATTTTGTAAGGCGCGCTGGTGGTAGTTGAACCTGTAAGACCTGCGCCAATTGTTATTGTGTTTGTGTCTGGGTATCTAAGAATGACAACACCTGAACCGCCGTTACCACTAAATGTAGCGGTGTTATTGCATGCTCCTGAAGCGCTGCCAGTGTTTGCAGTTGCATTACCGCTTCCACTTCCATTTACTCCATTTGTTGCGCCACCTGTGCCAGCCGTGCCTGTTTTTGGATCAAATCTTGCAATTCCGCCGCCACCGCCTGCACGCGTAACGCTTGATCCAGTGATAGTTGAAGCAACACCGTTGCCGCCGTTTTTGCCTGAGCCTGCTGCGCCTGCGCCACCGCCACCGCCTGAATTAAAACTCTCTAATGATGTAGCACCGGCAAAACCTTGATTAGTCGTTCCCGCTGCACCTGCATTTGTAGAACCACCGTTTGATGTACCTCCTCCGCCACCTGACCCGCCGACAAATCCAGTATTGTTAAAGTTTGCGCCGTCGCCACCGCCGACTGATGTTATTGTGCTAAAAACAGAATTACTGCCCACAAAACCACGGGCATTTTCTACACCTGCGCCGCCGGCGCCAATTGTCACCGTGTAGTTTGTTGACAGTGAAAGTAACACCGGCGTTTCGGCTGAACCACCGCCGCCTGAAGTTCCTACTGTTGTGCGATAACCACCTGCGCCACCGCCGCCGGGATAAGCGTCATTGCCAGTGTATTGACCCCCCGAACCGCCACCCGCAATGACTAAATAATCAACCGTTACGCCGCGAACGTAGTTTTGTGAGGCCGTAATTCCAATTATAGGCATTATGCAAGGTCACCCAATACTGTAAAAACGTTTGAAGCGGTACAAATAATCGTAGCAGCTGAATAACGTGCGCGAAGCTTTGGCGCAGCTGCGGTTGCACCTGTTGATGTAATAGTCACCGCTCCACCTGAAATTGTAGTTTGACCAACGCCAATGGATTGAATGTGTATTTGATTACCTGCAACAAAAACGCCGGCTGGGATTGTGACTGTGACGGGTGACGCGTTTGACGTGGTAACGAGTTTTGCGACGTCACCAACAACGAGTGTGTAACTTGTACCCGTTTGCGCATTAAATGAAAGCGTCGTGTCGTCTTGCTCGATCCATGTAAAATCCATGTCGCTGTTTGAATTCTTTGACAATACCTGCCCAGTTGTGCCGCCTTTAAGATCAGCCAATGAGCTGTCGACCGCCTGTCCAAAAACCTCAAAATCTGCTGGTAAGTCTGTGACCAAATCACTGGACGTCGGCATTTGCCAGTTAAAATTGCTGGTTGGGTTCGACATGATTTTCCTTTCGTTAAGCCACTATTGTGGCATTTTCCCAGTTTAAAGTCGGCGACACGCTTGCCCATGTTTCTGTTACTGGGACGTCATTCCAGCGCATTGCCTGCAATGAATAAGCCAATGGTGATAAAAGCAGCGTTACCGAAAGTTGATTGTACGAAGCCCTGAACGACCAGCCTTCGACAAAGCCTTGGAATGTGCCAGAATTCATGTTAAGTGGCAAATTGGTCAAAGCAATAGCTTCGCCCATAAAAATGTTTAAAAGATTGTCACGGTCTGAATTGTCAATTTCAGGGTTTGTTAAGTCAAAAGTAATTTCACTAAAAATTGGCTGAGGGTTTGCACGCAATGACAAGTAGAACGCAGCTTGTGCGTTTGCGTCAGCTGAGTCATGCAATGTGGTTGTTATGACTTGACCGAGGTTGCCGTAAATAGCAATTGACGCTGGATCGCTGTCCGAAACGTCATTTTGACTGGTTGTGCCGTATTTGATTGTTATTGCATTGCGTACGTCACCCACGCGAGTGTCAATGCGTAGGCCAGTTGCGCGAGCATGACGGGCGTCAAGATCGACGTACCCGTTTGCTGCAAGGTAATTTGTGCGGTGCGTCGAATCTGCATAACCAATGCGGCCTTGTGCGTCCTCGTACAGATAGCCAAGCCCTGAGGTTGCCAATGCTGCAACCAATGAATAAACGTCAATTGGATCAGCGTTGCCAGCACGGGCTGACAAATCATAATTTCCGGGTCGATCAATCTCACCTAAACCGTTGTTTCCAGCATTTGCCCAAGTGATTGTCGGATCGTAATTTGCCCAAGTTTCTGACCCAGATACCTGTGCCCAAGAATTAAACAAAACCGTTTGTAAAACTTCAAAAATTTGATCGCCGTCAAAATCTCGCGCAAGCGAATCTGTAAAAATAACTTTCGGCAAACGTGCCAATGCGCCTAAGGCTGTTATGTTGTAGGTCTGCGTAAACATAGTAGAACCGACGTCACGCACTTCCAAACCAATGTCAACAACATTGCCGCCAAAAATGGGCACAAAAGTATTTGCGGTATTTTTTACTGAAACGCCAATTGTCGAATTGATAGCAACAGGCACCGCAGCTTGATTGACGTCAATTAATTGAAGATTGACATACCCTGCTTGAGCCTGCTCATAAATGTTTGTTCGACCGCTACGAATTACAAGATTGGCTAAAACCGCGTCGGTGTATTCAACGCCGTCAATCTCAACCTTCCAAACGGGATTCCACTGGGTCATGCTATTTGCAGGTTAGTTGCGCCACCTGTGCCGCGATAGAAGCTGTTATTTAATGTGTCAACAATTGTGCGGGCAGTGCCTTCTTTGTCCAGCGCACCGTTGACTGTCAAATTAATTGTTGTGCCGCTTGATGCTGTTTCTGCTGTCTTAAATGTTCCAGCATTGAAAGCATTTGTAACCACGTTTGCGGAATCAGTGGCACTTGACAAACCTCTGGCTGAACCATAAACGTTGCTTGAAACTCTTGAACTAATGACACCACCTTCAGTTGATAAATAGCCAGGCAATTCACCCACAGACAAATTGCTTGTCCCAACGCTAGCGTTGGTAGTAAATGATTCACCGCTTGGCATTGTGCCACTAAATCCTGTAACGCTGGGTAATGTACCTATTTTTGTTAAATAAGGAATGTTTGATCCCGGCTTAATTAGGTTCAATCCCTTAATAACTAAGTTGATTCCGTCAACAGCAGAATTTATGAGCGGCTTGATTGCACTCAAAACCTTGCCAAAAATTGTAATTACTACTTCGGCAATGTTGCCAACAACCTTTAGTGATTCACCAATTACCTTGCCGACCAACGGTGCGATAAATTTGACAACTTCATAAAATGATGAAAATTCGTCTTTGCTATTCATTACAGCTGTTTTTACGCTATCAAATACTGATTTAACACCTTCAATAATTGGCGTAAATGTTTTCTTCAATGTGTTTCCAACGTCTAAAATAACCTTGCCAAAGCCGTCGCCTTCGGTCAAGCTAAAAGCTGCGGAAAATGCTTGAATTGCTGGCAAAGCGTTTTCATTGATAAATTGTAAAAGTTTGTCAAGGATTGGGAGCAATGCCGTGCCAACAGTCTCTTTTGCTTCATCGAAAGCCACTTGAACGCGTGCAATTTTGCCCGCGTATGTTTCAGCGTTTGCCGCAGCTGCGCCGCCAAACAATTCTGTCAAGCGACCTTGTACTTCTTCAAATGACATTGTTTTCAACTCGGCCGCTGATAGACCTATGCCTAATCTGCCCAAAGCTGTTGTGTTGCCGTCATAAGCTTTTGCTAGTGAATTAGCAACGGCTTCAACCGGTTTGCCGGTTGCTGCACTTATGTCTAATGCGGTGGAAAGTAAATTTTGTGCCGTTGTTATGTCGCCCGTTGATCTAACCAAACGGCCTAAAGCTGGTCGCAATTCGTCGTCTGCAACACCGGTGGCCAAGGACATTTGCAGGATTGAATCTTCAGTTGCCTTGATCTGTGATTGTGTTGCACCAGTTGCATTTTCCAAAGCCAAGGCTAATTGTGTTTGAGCCTTTTCGTCAGCAATTGCAGCTTTGACGCCTTCAATACCAATTGCGATTGCAGCAGCACCGGCAGCTGCGGCGGCAGCGGCAAAAGCTTTACCAATGGCAATGCCTGCTTTACCAACCTTGTCACCAAAGGTATCAATGTCGCCGGAAGCTGTTTTGAGCGATTTGTTGAGATTGTCAACGTCGCCAAGTATGGAAAGTTTGAGGGTGCGACTGCCTGCCATTAGTCGTACTTCCTAACTATTGTTGAAAACGCTTCTTCCCATTTTTTAATAATCTCAGGTTGTGCGCTTCTTAGGGTTGGATAAATAAACCAGCCGCGTGATCCGCGACCTTCACGTCCTGACCAGACTGGAAACTGCTTGTAGCGATTTGATCCAAATTCATAACCGCCCCAAACCTGTTGAGTCGTGCCACCACCACTTAATTTTTGACGTGCGAAACCATACGAGATCTCGCCAATTTTTGATGACTTGGAAACTGTTGCACCTGTGGCAATGATTGAAGCAACGCGATTGTTTGCTGACCCAGCCGTGCCAATAACTTTTTGTTTAACGTACTCTGCAAGTTCAGATGTTTTTTCTTTTGCTTGCTTTGTAGCTTCTTCGTCCATTGCTTTAAAAGACTTTACAATGGCACGCAATTCAGCCTTGTCGTAGCTAATTGCTTCACTTGCCATTTGCTCGCCTCTCCAAAATCTCAATGACCGTCAAAATGTCTTCGGCGGTTTCGAATACGTCTGGTGGTAGCCCCGTGGCCAAGGCTACCTCCCAGACAATTCGACTTAGGCTTCCGACTGGGTAGCTTTTGGGTTTGCTTCACCAACAATCACTTCGGCAATTGTTTCTGTCCAAATGTCGATTGGCTTTACTGGCCTACCAGCAGCTTCGCGCTTCATGGCGTTGTAAGCCAAAAAGACTAGATCGGAAATGCCGATCTTTTCCTGCGCTTGTGCAATGGTGTGGCCTGTGTGCTTTTCCCATTTAACCCACTCAGGCGGCGCAGCTGTGTAAGTGATCTGCGTGCCGTCGTTGTATTCAATTGTTATTGGTAACTTCATTTTTCCTCCCGATTGTT